AAAAGAAACCAAGTGATGTTGCCGAGCGGGACGGGAGCTTCGACAACCATCCTGAGCGGCGGAACCACCTTGAGCCAGAGGTGCCGAGGGGCTCCCCCTCGATGCCTTCGCACGTGGCAGACAACGAACTCGCAAGAGAGAAGTTCCTAGAGGTCTGCCGGCATCTGGAAGGAATGGGGATCCTGTCCCCGGTTTACAAAGATGCGATCTCGCTTTATTCGCTGACACATTCTCGATTGCTTGAAGTTCGGGAACAGATAAAGACCGAGGGGCTTTCTGTCTCGACAAAACACGGCCACAAAAAGAACGACCTGCTCGCAACAGAGTCCCAATTGATAGCACACCTGAAGACATTACAGGGCGAACTCGGCTTAACACCGTCCAGCAAACGAACAATGCAGATCGAAGGCAAGAAACAAGGCGCGGAATTATTGAGATAATGTGGAAGCTCCAAGAGACATTAATGGTTACGACCCGTATGCCAACACGGGCGGCTGCAAGTACGATGACGTCGCGGCAGAACACGCCGTTACGTTCATTCAGAAACTCTGTTGCCACACAAAGGGCAAGGACGCAGGAAGGCCACTAATCCTCTCTGATTGGCAGGCGGATTCAACCAGGACTTTGTTCGGCTGGAAGCGACCTGACGGAACGAGGCGTTATCGCGAAGCAGGAATTTGGGTTCCACGAAAGAACGGGAAGACCACCTGGCTTGCCGGGATTGGGGTCTACCTTCTCGCTGGTGACGGCGAGGCCGGTGCTGAGGTATACAGCGCGGCGTCGAACAAAGACCAGGCATCGATTATGCACGGCATTGCCTGTTCAATGGTTCGGCGGTCTCAGGTTTTGAGCGACGCAATCGAGGTTCGCAAGTCAATCAATCGACTGAATTATCCGAGCGGTGACAGTTTTTATCGAGCGATACCATGCGAGGCGCCAAGCGCCCACGGGTTTAACCCGCATGGCATCCTTTCCGATGAAATCAGCGAGTGGGATCACAACGCCCGCGATTTCTGGGCCGCCCTTACGACGGGCCTCGGCTCTAGAACGCAGCCGTTGACATTGACGATTTCAACGGCTGGATATGATCGCGAGTCCCTTGCCTATGAACAGTTCGACTACGGTAAAAAGGTTCGCGACGGCTTAATCAATGACCCATACTTTCTGCCCGTGATGTACTACGCGGAAGAGGATGATGATTGGACAAGCGTTGAGACGTGGAAGAAAGCCAATCCAAATTACGGCGTTTCTGTTATCCCGGCTTTCCTTGAAGAACAGTGCCGCAAGGCAAAAGAGCTTCCGTCAAGAGAAAACGATTTCCGGCAGCGGCATTTGAATCAGTGGACCGAACAGGAAACCCGATTTATCCAAATGGACCGCTGGAAATTGTGCCAGGGGGTATACCCAACGCTTGATAATATGCCCTGTTTTGGCGGCATTGACCTGTCAAGCACGGTGGATCTGACCGCTTTTGTGTTGGTTTTCCCGATCGGCGGCAAGTATTACGTCAAGGCGTGGCACTTTATTCCGGAATACGGAGCCAAAAAACGCGAAGATCGGGACCGAGTGCCCTATCGATTATGGAGAGATCAAGGGCACATCAACACGACACCAGGCGAAAGAATCGACTATTCCTTTGTTCGCCAAGTAATAAACGAAGCTGCCCAAGATTACGACATCAAGTCTATCGCTTTTGACCCGTACAACGCACACAAACTGGTCGCAGAGCTTGAGGATGACGGGCACGAGATGGTCAAGTTCCAGCAGACGGCACTCAACTTCAATAGCCCGACGAAGAACCTGGAAAAGCACATCCTCGAGGGATCGCTTGTACACGACGACAACCCGGTGATGACGTGGCAGGCTTCAAACCTTGCCGTCCTGACCGACAGCAACGGCAACATCAAGCCGGTGAAGCCGAAGCACGAATCGGCAGCACGCATTGACGGTATGGTGGCAATGCTCATGGCCCTCGGGCTGGCAGAGCAGGACAAAAACGAAGAATCGGTATACAACTCACGAGGTTTGATTGAACTTTGACGCAAGACGCAGAACTGCACATGGGCGACTGTCTCGAAGTCATGGCGGAAATGCCTGATAATTCCGTTGACCTGATCGCCACCGACCCGCCATACTTCAAGGTGAAGGGGGAGAAGTGGGACCGGCAGTGGGACAAACCACACCACTTTCTCGACTGGATACGCACAAACGCCGAGCAGTGGCGGCGAATCCTCAAGCCCAACGGCAGTCTCTATTGCTTTGCATCGCCCAGTATGGCGGCCCACGTCGAAGTTGTTCTATCGGATGTGTTTTGCATACTTAATAGCATCACTTGGAACAAACCACCATTTTCAACTAAAGCGGAGATGTTCAGAAAGTCAGATCTTCGCTCTTATTTCCCTGCAACAGAACGCATTGTCTTCGCCGAACACTACGGGGCCGACAGCATGGCAAAAGGCGAAGCCGGATACAACGCCAAGTGCGACGAACTGCGTGGCTTTGTATTTGAACCGCTGAGGGCGTATCTGGCGGGCGAACGAGATAAAGCAGGGTGGACAACACGAGGCGTTGCCGTTGAGTACCAAAAAAAGACAGGCAGCAGAACCGTCACCGGCATGGCTGGCCATTGGTTTGAAAGGGTCCAGTGGGCACTCCCAACCGAAGAGAACTATAAGTGGCTGCGGCAACTGCTTAACACCAACGGCACGCAATACCTTCGGCGAGAGTATGAAGACCTTCGGCGAGAGTATAAAGACCTTCGGCGATATTTCGAGGTGACCGCCGACGTTCCATATACCGATGTCTGGTCCTTCCCGACCGTTCATGCATACAAGGGCAAGCACCCGTGCGAGAAACCGCTGGCGATGATGGAACACATCGTCAAAACAAGCAGCAGGCCGGACGCCGTTGTCCTCGATCCCTTCATGGGCAGCGGAACAACGGGAGTTGCCTGCAAGAACCTGTGCCGCAAGTTCATAGGCATCGAACTCGACGAGGACTATTTCAACATCGCCAAGCAGCGAATTAACGAAGCACAGCAAACACTCGATTTTACAAAGGCCGAATAATGGCACGAAAAAGACGCACACGAAAGGCAGACAATGACCGCAGCGAAACGGCGCAGACGCCAAGAGGACGCGAAACGGCGGCAACTATTACGAGAGACACAGACGGAATCGAAGGAGTCGAACGGCGAGAACCAGAAGATGCCGGACCCGCCACCAGTTCCGACGACGAAGCAGCCCGAAGAAAAAAAGCCATGCGAGCAAGTCAAAAAAGATACATGCTCATGCGAACCGGGCAAAGTCACCTCCTTGGCCGCGGACCCTACTAAAGCCGAGTGGCAGCGGCGATGGATGACCACAACACCAGACGACGCTTGCCTGTTCACACGTGGCGACCCTGCTACGCCAAAAGAGTTCTATCAACTCTACTGGTTCAACGAACTTTGCGAAGCAATTGGCGACGATTTCGCCGGCCCTTTCCTTGAGATGGGAGCTGGCAGGGCGACGACCTCTATGTACCTTTCGCAGCACACGGCAGCGATTACATTGGTTGACCAGTGCCAGGAGTGTTTCAGCATCGCCCGGTCGAACTTCCAAGCCCACGGATTACCTTCGCCCAGAATGATCGTGGCAGACGCTCGGCAGACGGGCGAACCTTCCGAGTCACAAGCGGCTGTCTACAGCATCGGCCTGCTCGAACACATGGAAGACGCCGGGGCAGCGATTGCCGAAACGTACAGGCTCCTGAAACCGGGCGGCACGATGTTTCACGTCGTTGTTGAAATCGACGGCGACGGGCAGAGATACAAGCGAGGCAAAGACTTTTACATCAAGGCCGCGACAACCGCAGGCTTTGTAGACGCACAGGCTGTCGAAGAACTCCGCAAGGGAATTTTCATTCTAACAGCCAGGAAATAGCCAATGGGCATTTTTGATAAACTGTTTCGCCGCGACAAGCGTGATGAACCGGCCACGGAAGAACGAAACCTGATTGTTTATTCTGGCGAGGATACTTCCCTTTCGTGGATGTATTCCGGAATGGCAACGGCAAGCGGGGCAACCGTCTCGATTAGTTCCGTGATGAGCCTTGACACAGTGTGGGCAGCGGTCAACCTCGTGTCTGATCTGGTCGGAACGCTACCGCTGAAGGTCTACCGCCGAGAAGAAAACGGCATAAAAACCGAGGCGAGAGACCACCCGGCGTGGCGTTTATTGCACCGACAGCCAAACGAGTTCATGACGCCCTTTGCTTTCAAGCAGACTTTAATGTCACACGTCCTGCTTGCCGGAAACGGTTACGCATGGATCGAGCGAGGCAACAACGGCGAACCGATAAACCTGTGGATACTGGACCCGCAGAACACCTATCCGATTCGCGCGAATGGCCGATTGATCTACGTTACCGCCGACGAGAAGGGCGGCCAGATCATGCTTGACAGCGACGACGTTCTGCACGTCAAGAACCTTGGCTATACGGGACTGGTCGGCTACAACGTAATTGAAGTGCTTGCGGAATCATTTGGCGGCGTTATCGCAACCCGCGAGTTTGGCGACGTTTACTTCCGCAACAACGGTAGACCGTCCATTGTCATCGAGTTCCCGGAAGGACGTTCGCTCAAGACTGAGGAAGACGTTCAGCGGTTCAAGCGGTCGTGGGAGTCCCTCCACGGCGGCAACAAAAACGCACATCGGCCGGCCGTCCTCGAAAACGGGGCGAAACTCTCCGACGTAAAGATCAACGCCCGAGACGCACAGTTGATCGAGAAGCAGAAGATCGACGTGCGAACGATTGCCAATATCTTCAAGCTGCCACCGCACAAGCTAGGCGACGATTCACGCACAAGCTTTGCCAGCATCGAGGCTGAGAACAAGGACACGCTGGACAGGCTCAACTCCTGGCTTGTGAACATCGAGCAGGAATGTACGACGAAACTGACAACCGTTCGGGAGTTTGAAACCGAGTCCGTCTTCTGCGAGTTTGTTCGGGCCGCTTTGCTCCAAGCCGACATCAAGACACAGCACGAGGTTTGGGCGATCGATGTGAATAACGGATTTCTCACGCTCAATGAACAACGCGGAATGCAGAACCGGCCAGCCTTTGACATTGAAGAGGCCGACATTCCACGAGTCAGCAACAACAGCCAGCTAATTATACAGGGCAGGCTCGACGCAGCACAAGAGGCGGAAATCGAGCCCGAGCAATTACCGCCACCGGAAGAAAACGAGGAAAACAGCGAGAAGCTCGAGGCAGCACTTCGCAAGATGTTCCGGGACACGGCGACACGCATGATTGCCCGCTTGTCGGTCCACGCTGAGAGGGCTGCGCGGAAGCCAGAAAGCTATGTTGACGGAATCGACACATTAGCCGCAAAACACAAAGCAGCCGTCAGGGACGCCATTTCAGGGCCGCTAGAAGCGATCCACGCATACAACGGCAGTACCAACGCAGGGCACGTTAGATCGAAACTGATCATTGACTTCTGCGACGAGGCGGTCAGCGCGGCAGATTGCCAGCCGGAAGACCTGGCGGAAAACGTCGGGACGCGACTGGCAACCTTCACTGCAGAAGTGATACCACGATACGAAAACCTGCTATTCGGGAGTTCATAATGGAACGCAGAAGCAACCAACAACCTGTACGCATCGAAACACGCGGCGAGGGCGAAGATGCACGCCGAGTAATCACCGGAACGGGGATCGTCTACTACGACGAAAGCAACCCTGGGACCGAATATCGTTTCAGTTCGTGGGGAACCGAGCTAATCGAACGCATTAAGCCGGGTGCTTTCGACCGTGCAATCGCGGAGGATGACGTTCGCGGCCTCTTCAATCATGATCCGTCGCAGGTTCTCGGGCGAAGCAAGTCGGGAACAATGCGACTCGCTGCAACCGACGACGGGATCACCTACGAGATCGACGAGGCAGACACGAGCGTTTTCCGCGACGTTGCCGAACACATCGACCGTGGCGACGTTTCCGGTGCGTCTTTTGCCTTCCGCGTTACCGATGAACGGTTCTACGAAGAGGGCGACAATGAAGTCCGCGAAATCATCGACGGCGAACTGTTCGACATCGGGCCTGTGACTTATCCCGCGTACGCTGCAACAGATGCCGGTGTTGCCTCCCGTTGTTACGGTGATGACAGCGAAAGCCGTGCGAAATACGACGCATGGAAAGCCAGTAAGGCATCGGAAGAAAACGAAATCGCCGCTTTTGCTTTTGAGCAAGAGCGGATGAAAACACTAAAAGACATTTAAGGCGACAATCGCCTTTCTACTGATTGCGTTCTATCGACAATCGAGCGAGCAAAATCAGCGTGTACGTTCTATATATTCTTACGCTGAAATGAAAGGAGTTCCGCTATGACTGCCAAGTCGCGTGAACTGAGAGAAGAAAGGGCGAGGCTTGCTGGCGAGTATGGAAAGCTCGACAGTGCCAACGCCGAAGACCGGGCCAAGGGCTCGGAAATGATGGAACGGATTAACGAACTCGAAGGCCAGATCAAGCACGAGGAAGGCCGCGAAGCCCTTCACGGCGTCTCGACCCCCGAGCCTCAGAAGTTCGTTCCCGAAACGGAGAAGAAGGCCAGTAAACAGGACATGTTCCACGCCACACGTGCATGGATGGCGGGCAACTACCTGGGCGACCTTCCCGACGCCGATCGTTGTATCG